AACAGAAAATCTGTTTTCCCACTCACAGCACTGGAAATTTTAGCTCCGTGACGGTCTTCTAAAATTTTCTTTATTTCTTCTCTTTTCAATGGGAAATTCCCAGTGATAACAACTTTTTTACCAAAAAATGGAGAATCGGAATCAATAATTTCCTCATTATATTGGATGTCCACCACCATAGAAAAGTTTGCGATATTCATGCTATTTTCATTTAGAAAAGTTTCGATTGACTCATAAATTTTATCACCAATCCCCTCAATCTTTTTCTGGCCAATGTCGAATCCTTCAAGAAGTTCTACCAATGAACTGAAATGCTTCGACAGAATCTTGGAGATATTTCGCCCCACATGACGAATCCCCAAAGAGTAGATGAACCTATCAAACGAAACCTTTTTGGCTTTCTGGATGGCATGATGGACGTTGTGAGCCGATTGGAAAGCAAAGCCATCAAGCGAAGCTAAATCACTTTGTCGAATCTGAAAAAGGTCCATAACATTCTTGACTTTTCCACTCTTAATTAAAAGATCGATGGTGCTTGGTCCCATTTGCTGAATATCAAAAACCGCTTTCGAAATCACATGATAAAGGTGTTGTTGTAATTTTTTCGGACAATTTTCAATATCCGAGACACAACGTAAAACAGCATGATCTTCCTCATCTTTCTCTAACAAACCTCCACAACTCGGACAATGTGAAGGAAGGTTAAAAATTTCCTCGGTTCCATCCCTTTCAGTAATCACAGGATAGAGCACTTGGGGGATCACATCCCCGGCCCTTTGCACAACCACCACATCCCCAATCCTGATATCTTTCCGATCAATCTCACCTTGATTGTGTAGGGTTGCACGAGACACTAAAACGCCCCCAACATTGACTGGCTCTAGGATAGCAACAGGGGTGATGGCTCCCATCCTTCCCACTTGAACCTCAATACCCCTGAGTTTGGTTTGCGTCTGTTCTGGGGGGAATTTCAAAGCCACAGCCCACTTGGGCGAACGTGTACGAAACCCCAGAGCATCTTGATCTGTTTTCCGATTGATCTTGATGACCAACCCATCGATCTCAAATGGTAAAGTTTTCCGAGATTGAGAAAATTTACTATACAAATCCTCAAGAACTTTGATGTTTCCGGAAAACTCCTGAAGAAGAATATGAGTGGAAAATCCATATTCCGAAATTCTTTTGATTTCCCCAACCTCAGTTCGTGGCCCTGGTTCCTCATAAAAAAGGATTTGATACCCATAGAAATTCAACGCTCTTTTTGCGGTGATTGTCGGGTCTAAATGCCGCAAACTTCCGGCGGCTGCATTCCGAGCATTGGCAAAAATTTTCTTTCCTTCTTGGGCTCGGGCTTCGTTTAGCCCCTCGAAATCTTTTTGGAGAATGAGAACTTCCCCACGAATTTCAACTTTCTTTTGGTAGGGAATTTCTAGAGGAACGTTCTTGATCGTTTTGACATTCTCGGTGATGACTTCGCCAATGGTTCCATCCCCACGAGTTGCGGCATATTGAAGCTTGCCACCATCATAAACGAGAGAAGCACTAGCTCCATCATACTTATATTCAACCACATAACTTGGCTCATAAACTAATTCTGAACTCATTCTTTGGTGAAAATCTTCAAATTCCTCAAGATTTAATGCATTATCAAGAGAAAGCATTGGTGTCAAGTGTTTTATTTTTTTGAATTTGGAAATGACTGGAGCACCAACCGAAACAATTTCGGTCGGGGAAAGGATTTTTAATTCCAGCTTAAGTTGATCATATGTCGAATCTGACATAATGGGATCATCGTGCATATAGTAAGCAATATCAG